TTGCTCAGCCGCGATCATTGGCTGCGTGATAACTCTGGTTTTGCATTTGCCATCGGGCGCGACGGTCTTCTCCATGACCAGGCCGCTAATGTTGACGGTTTCAACGTCATCCAGTTCGTCGCCCGGCGCAACGGGCGGCGCTGGCGCAACGGGCGGCGCTGGCGCATCGGGCGGCGCTGGCGCAACAGGCGGATTGGTTGGTGTGGCGACTGTGGCTTTAGGGTCTGGAGTTGCCATGGGTGCTTTTGATCAGTTACACGCTACACTGTAGCGCATCCACCAAGCTCCAGTCATGCCACTCACGCTAGATGAAATCGCCGCGCTGCAGGCCAAGGCCGACGAAGCAGAGGAGCTTAGGCAGCGACTTGACGCATTGGACGCCAACAAGGAAGCAATTTTAATTGAAAAGAAAAGGCAAGCCGATCGACTCAAGGAGCTGGAAGATCAAGACGCAGCTCGCAAGAAAAAAGAGTTGGAAGACCAAAATAAATACCAAGAGCTGCTGAAACAAGCTGAAGACGAAAAAGAGGCGCTGCGCAAGGAACGGGACGAGGAAAAGGCAGCAAAAGCTAAGATAGAGCAGGAGCGCGTTCAAGATCGCTTGCGTGCTGACTTCCTGGCCGTCTTTAACGCTGCAGAAGTACACCATCCGACTCATGCCTGGGGCTTGCTTAGTTCGTTAATTGTTGACGACAACGGCAAGACTGCCGCTACTGTTGGGGGCCAAAAAGGCACTGTCGCAGAACTTGCTAGCAGGCTGCGGAAAGACCCTGAGCACGCTTACCTGTTTAAGCCCAAGGGTGGCGGTGGCGGCATGGGCTCAAGGCCGGCTACGGGCGAGCCTGCCGCTGTTACAGGCAACCCGTACCTTCCTGGCGGCAAGGTGACAGATCGCATTGCCTTGGAGGCAAGTGATCGTGAATTGGCTGCTAAGCTGAAGGTCGAAGCGAGCGCTGCTGCTCGCAGCCAAGGGTAAGGCAGCGCCAAGCCACTGGCAAAAGCATCGCTGCTGCGCGGTCGTGCTGACCAAACACAAACCTTGCTTCCCCTCCAGTGGCTTACCTTGGCAACTTGGGCGGCACCTTTGCCGGTGACGTTACCAGCCTTACAAGACTCGCCACTTCTGGCGAGTTTGCCTCCTATCTGCAACAAGAGATTTACGAAAAATCTCCAATGGTGCGTTCTGGCATTCTTGCCAGAAGCAGCGAGCTGCTTGTCGGCACGACCGGCGTTCGCGTTGAAGCGCCATTTTTCCGCCCGATTGATCCGGTGGAGGAGCGCATGACCTCCGGCAACGACTGGGGCGAATCTGGCGAAGGGCACTTTTCTTTTCAGAAAGTCCTAAGCAGCACACAGTATGCCACCATTACTCATCGTGGCTTCGCTTACGCCGTTGACAAATTGAGTCGGATTGCGAGCGGCGAAGATCCCTTGCTTGCGCTTGGTTCGATGCTTGAGCCTGCTATCAACAAGCTAAAGACGCGTAAGCTGATCTCTCAGTTGGAGGGCTTACTTGGCACTGGCGGACCGCTTAATGCCACGAACAGCGTCAACAAGTCTGTTACCACTGGCGCCACTATTGCCAACTACCTGACTCCTCAGAACGTCATCGAAGCCCGCTATAAGCTGGGCGAACGGCAGGATCAGGTTACCACCATCTTCATGCACTCGCTTGTTCAAGCGTATCTTGAAGAGTTGGGTTTCCTTACTTACGATGCCGACCGCAGGGGCATTAACAAGCGCTTGCTGATTGGTAACGCTTACAACCTCAATGTTGTTGTGGACGACCAGTTGCCGATCATCGGCACCAGTGGCCAGCAGCGGCAATTCGTCACTTACCTTTGCGGTGAAGGCGTTATCTTGGAAGGCGATCAAACTCCGCTTGAGATCGAAACTGATCGCAACGCGCCTTCCAAGCAGGACGGGATTATTGTGGATTACCACCACAGTTTCCACGTTCCTGGCACAAGTTGGAGCGCTGCCACCGATAACCCGACGAATGCTGCGCTTGCGACTGGCTCAAACTTTGCGCTTGCTTACACTGAGCCGCGCTTGATTCCGCTTGTGCGCCTGGTTGTCAATTCTCCTTACGGGAGCACGATCTGACCTTTGATGGTATGATCTGACCCGAGCCGTGGGGACGGCTCCCTCTGGTTGTCTGTCGAGCCCTCAGGATGTGATGGTCCTGGGGGCTTTTTCGTGGCCGATCCGGGCTATGCTGGGGGCTGGCCCCGCATCGTTTCCCGATGGCTATCTCCAATTCCGTCAAGGTCGCAAAGGGTCAGCTTGACTTGCAGGTTGGCGTCACTGTCGCCAACCTGCCTGCCGCTTCTACTTACACCGGCTCTCCCATTCGTGTGGTGACTGATGCCACATCCCCCACCTTGGGCTCCGCGCCTACCGGGGGCGGCTCTGCCAGGGCCTTGGTGTGGCACAACGGTACTGGTTGGCGCGTTTTCGCGGTCTGAGGCGCCATGCAAACGCGCTGGTGGCCGTGGCACCGCCTGGCCAATCCTTATCCATATACTGCAGTCAGCAGCAGGCTAGCGTGCAACTGTACGCCTCCTGCGCTGATCGTGGTGGCCGATGTAGACACCTACATGGCCGGCACGCTCAAAGCGGATGGTTGGGCGGCATTGACTGCAACGCAAAAAGGGCAGGCGCTTAAGTCTGCCCAAGATGCGTTGCGCACTTTACGTTGGTGTACTGATGAGGCAACGTGCTGCGGTAAGGCACTGACCGCAAGTTACATAGCTGCCGCATCGGAACTTGCACTTGTGCTATTCAATGATAGCACAGCAGTTTTTGGCGCTGCTAATCAACTTCCGGCTCAAACTGTCAAGCACGAAAAGTTCGATGTATTTGAGCAGGAATACTTCGATCCCAGTGTTATCGCAAAAGTGCTTCCAAGAGATAAGCGCGTTGGCAGCAATTCGCCAACTGTATTGCGCTTGTATCCATGGTTGATTGATTTAATCGGTTGCTGGGTTGACCGGCAGAACCAGACCATTATCCCCATGTTCCGAGGGTAAATGGCTGCTCTGCAGGACGCATGGGCAAAGCCCCTTGCCGAGAAAATGATAAACAAGTACAGGTGCCAGTCACTTGTCTACGTCAAGGTAAGTTTTGGCGCTTACGATGAGGTAGCGGGAAACGTACCCAGCATTGAAACCAAGTTTAACGCCGCTGGCGCTGTAATGCGCTCAAGAAAAGCGGAACGCAATGGTGTGCAGCAGGGGCATGAAGTCGAAGCATGGGTTGACCATAAAACAGTGCCCTGGCCAATTACTTCCAGTGATCGACTGGAATACCTTGGCCGCAAGTGGAAGGTAACTGAAGTCGCAAGTTATGGCAGTGGCATTGACGGCGTTACTGTCGGACCAATTTACATTACGACCCTGGACGGCAAAATACTTACTACGCTTGACGGTAAACCGTTTGTCGTGCAAGGTACGGAAAACGGAATAACAAACTTCTCGATGTACGCAAGCAAAATTATAGCGAGGGCGGAATAATGGCACGACGCAAAAGACCAGTCAAAAAAGGCAAGGGATTTGGCATTGAGAAAATGGCTGAAGACGTTAGAGATGCCGCCATTAACGCTTTGCGCAATGCCGCAAAAGAAGTTGTTAATGATTTAGCTGCTGCCAGTCCAGACTGGAGCGGAGAATTTAAGGAAAGCTGGTTTGTTGAAACCGCAGATGGCAAAAGAGGTAGGCCAGGCGGCGAAGGGGGTAAATACAGCTTGTTCAACATTCCGCAACTTAAAGCGCAAGGCCGAAATGCTAAAGGCCAGTTTACTGCAGCCAAGCCAATAAGCGCTGGCAAGGTCGAGTTGTTCATTGGCAACTCTTCGCCTTACGCGCAAGAGGCGATGGATCTTATTCCCGGCAAGTTTTTCTATCCAGGCTTTGAACCAAAAGGCAATGTTGTCGCAAGGGGAAAGCGGCAAGATGATATTAGGGGCAAGATTGGCCAGGGGCGCGGCAATAATCGGTCTACCGCTCCGCTGGACTGGTACACTACTTACATGGAAGGCGGCGCGTTTACGGCTGCTTTCAATAAAGGCGCCAAGGCTGGCTTCCTTGTCCCTGTTAATCGTCCACGTTTTAACTGAACCTCGCCATGGCAGTTCCACTTCAGCAAATCCGTGGCATCTATGAGCGCATTGTTATTGGCAACGCTGCTCCCGTGCCGGTCTACGCCGAAAATCAAACAGCGGTAGATTTTGAAGCATTAGATGAATACTGCTTTGTCCGCGTAAACTTTGGCCTAATACAGGCGCCCGTCATTGGTGCCCAGGCTCAGTGGCATATTCGCGGTTCTGTTATATGCGAAATCTTTACCCGTAAAGGCATTGGCCCTGGTCGGGGGATGCAAATTGCGGCGCCAATTATCGAAGCGCTGTCAGCATTGAATGGCCCTATCCCGCCGGCGGCACAGGAGATCATCGCTCGCGTCGGGCCGGTCACTGGGCCAACTCAAGCGCAACTGCAGGACCGCTCGCACCATTTCACTCGTTTTTCGATGCCCCTGATGGCCCGCCACAGGCATTGATTGGCTGCGGGGGCACGATTGCCCTAGACTGAGCGCTGAAGCCCTATTGCCGGCCATGGGCCGGAATCCCTGATGCCCGTTACCAACTGTGGCCCCGTGTCGGTTTTGACCGGCCAAGATGGCATGATCACGATGAAGCCTCCGGGCACTTTGGCTTGCTTGCTTGACAAGACTGATTTCCCCGCTCCCGTCAGTCCTGCTACAACTTCCGTTCTCTCAATTCCTCCTAATTCCGATTTTCGTGTCAACGACCCTGTAACTTTCACGGAAAAAGGCACCGCTAATCTTGATGCTGCAATTACTGACGGAACAGTTTATTACATCAAAACTCGTCCCACTCCTAGCACTTGCACTATTTCCGCCACTCTTGGCGGCGCTGCGCTTGCGTTTACCGGCAACGGTGGCGCGGGTGGCGCAAACACTCCAGGCGATGGCAACCACATCGAAATGAGCTTTGCCACGGCTTACGCCATGTGCGAAGTGCCTTCTGTCGATTTAACGCTCACCAGGGGCGAGATTGACATTACTTCTATTCCGTGCAGACCTAGCACCAGTCATGGCCCCAAGCTGGCTCGATTCCGCAGATTCCAGGCTGGCTTTGCTGACGGTAGCGGCACCTTGACACTGAGGCTTACTGAAGATCGTGCCGCGTTTACGACTCGCCTTATTCAGGGCACGATGTTTAACGATCAGCACGGCGCCGAGTTGAAAGCGTATTTCCATGCTGTGGCCACTACTGGCAACCCTAACACGGTTGACGATGCCACTTCACTGCCCTGCATCTTCCCTATCGTTCTACTTGGCTTCAGCAGCGCGATTACTCAAGATGACAGCCCTACTGAAGTTTCCGTCAACTATCGAATTAGCGATACTCCTACCAACCTGTTTGGCCTGACCGGCTTCTGATCGTTTGCAAATGATCACACGGCGGGGCTTCGGTCCCGCTTTTTTCATGCGCCGATCCAGTGCTATGATTCCGTCGTTGCACTGAACAACCCTCATGGCCAAGAACGTCAAAGAACTGCTCAAGGCGACACGCCAGCGCCGTAAGGCTGAGATCACGCTAAGCACTGGCGCGGTTTTTGATATGTATTTTATGCCGCTTACTGAAGCGGAAGACGAAAGGATTCGGGAAGCGGTTACCAAGGACAACAGCACCAATGCCTACGGCTTGCGCGTGCTGATGCTACGCGCTGAGTACGAGGATGGCGAAAAAATGTTTGATCCGGTTGCTGACAAAGG